CAGGACGTGTGTATCGACGTTCCCGACTGGAGCGTAGTTTTTTCATGAAGCAAATAATCAGGATCGAGAACCCCGCCAAAACTCCAGGCCGCCAAAAACAGGAACCTTCCTCAGTTAGTTATCGGTGGGAGTTCGAACAGCCAGACTACAGCAACCACAACAGCAAGTACCACGATCTTTGGCGCGAGTGCCACACGAAGCAAAACGCGACGCCAGAATGGTTTGCCGATTGGATCAACCGAGTGCCAAAGACTTGCGGGTGCAACAAGAGCTTGCAAGCGATCCTAGAAGAACTAGGCCAGCCAAACTACACAGACTGGTTCGCGTATTCGGTTCGCTTGCACAACGCGGTTAACCGCAAGCTAGGCAAGCACGAACTGACGCACGACGAAGCAAAGGCAATCTGGCAATGATCTTCCTGCTGCTAGCACTTTCAAATCCCTTCACGCGATCCGAACAAGCAGACCTCTTGGAACTTAACCACCACTACGACCGCAACGGTTGCCACGTTTACGACCAGCTCATTGTCTGGAGACAAAACCCCGCCACCTTTCGCTTCGAGGTGGCATCTTGGACCCTATGCGACACGCAAGGCAAGTATCCGGCGCGAAGTGCGTCGGGTCTCTATCGCGTCTCCTGGCTCGATTCTGGCAAGCCTAGAGAGGTTGTTTCACGGCAGTATCGTGAGAGCTGGACGCAGACGGACCCGGAACGGGAGGACCAAAAGCGGGTTCATGTTGACGACCGAATCCGGCTGATCGAAAAATAGTTTCAAAAATAACGCAGTGCGCCGCGCAGTACAGCCCCCCAAAAGCCGTGGATTTTTCCAGGATTACCACACCCCTTGCGGGGGCACTTTCTAGATCGGTATTAGCTGGTTTTCCAGTGATTCTTGACCGAAAGCAGGAATTGAAACCCTGTACAACCCTGGTCGAAAGTCCCCGGCGCGGTGCGCAGCGCAGTACAAAAGGCGGCGCGCAGTGCGCAGTTTGTTTTAATCAGAGGGGTCGGAGAATAATTGTTCAACGAATCGAATCCATTACCGCTGCGATGAACTCCGCAGCGACTTGCGGGACGATCGCGTTTCCCAATCCACGTATCTGAGCCACTCGCCCGGATACCCCATGAGCCAACACACAAACACCGGGTTTAGTTGGCCTGGCTTTTCCGTCGCTGCATGGCAACCATTCAACGCCGTCCCAATGGCTTGATCCCGCAGGCAGGCTGCTCCGGTCCCTTTGCGGTTGACTCGGTTCGCATCGAACCCGCCCGCCGCTTCTGACGCTTTGGGCGTTGCCCAACCAGCTGCCATGTTTATCGTTGATGCTCGGTTCGCTCCGCTCTCTCGCTGCCAACCTTCCCCGTGGTCGATGCCCCTTGTCGCTGCGTTCGCGTCCGGCGTTGGCCATCCGGCCAACATCGCCACTTCGTTCAACGGTCGCGAGTTCTTGCAGTGTTGGTTGCTCTTGCCGTTCTTCCAATCGCGAGCCGCTGCGGTGGGCCACCCAGAACAGTCTTTGGCGGATGTGCGGCGCACCGACGCCCGCAGCGCACAAATCGGCAGCCCCGACCGCATAGCCCAATGCTTCCAGGTCAGTGCGTACATCGGACAACCAATTCCTTCCATCCTCTGACGCAACTTGCTCTCCAAAGATTGTTGCAGGGCGGCACTCGTGAATGAGACGCCGGAACTCCGGCCAAAGGTGTCGGTCGTCTTTGACTCCCTTTCGCTTGCCTGCGGCGCTGAATGGTTGGCAGGGGCAACTTCCGGTCCAAACGGTAGCATCATCTGGCCAACCGGCCATTTCGAGTGCGAGAGGCCATCCGCCGATACCGGCGAAGAAATGGCATTGGGTGAATCTGCTAACGTCATTGCCTGTTACGTCCTTGATTGAACGGTCATCTATGAAATCTATCTGCAACGGCAGGCACGATAACCAATGTGCTGCGTGCGGGTCGAACTCGTTCGCGTACACCGATCGTTGAACAATGTGTTGTTGCGGATTTGCCGGCATAGTCTTTTCTGATGGTTAAATCACTCGCGGCAAAACCGCAAAACACAAGCGTTACCATGACCTAGAACAACACGCCCTGGGTCAATCTCTCTTTGCTGATCTCGACATACTCCGGGTTCAACTCGATCCCGATGAATCGCCGTCCATTGTGCTTCGCCATCTTCGCGGTCGTTCCGCTCCCGCTAAACGGGTCTAGCACAATTTCACCTTCGTTTGACCAACTCTGTATGTGATCCCTTGCTAACGCTTCGGGAAAAATCGCTGGATGCTCAAACGCTATTTTGTCTTTGCTGCTGTGGTTGAATCCGTTGGCAAATTCCCACACGTTCCCGCGCACGCCGTATTCTTTGACCTTTGCACCCGTTCGCATCGCCCATGATTCTTCAAGCGTTCCATCTGCTTTCCGCTGTGTCGATGCTCCGAGGCTTTGGCCTCCGTAATTGTTCTTTTTGTCCGCGATGAGGTTGACCGTTTTCGGTGCGCCTTTGGCGAAAACGTACATGTACTCAAACGTCGGATAGTATCGCGTCGTCTCTGGGAACTTCGCGACACGCTGATAAATCATCGTGTCATGCTGCTTCAATCCAATGCGGCGAAAAAACGCTGCTTGTTCTGCCGATGTTCCGGTTTCGCTGCCGTCTATCGTGGCATCGTTGACCACCCAAACAATCACGCCTCCAGGCTTGAGGATTCGTTTCAACTGCCACGCAACGCCGTAGAAATCCCACGAATGCCCACCATACGTTCGCAAATCGTCGTATGGTGGCGATGTGACAACTAGGTCGATGCAATCTCTTGGAAACGATCCCATCACGTCGCAATTGTCGCCGCATATAATCTGGTCCAATGGCAACGCAGGCATGGTAACAATGTCATGCATCGGAGCACTCGATAACGTCGTTTGGTTTTGCAATGTTTTTCTCCTCGTGCCCGATGATGACAAGCGTTATGCGGATGGTTTGCGTGCGTTGATTCGACGAAAAAACGCTTCATCCTTCCGACCAAAATTCCGCCCTGGCCTACACAGCCAAATGTAATAACACTCCACAAACTCCAAAACTTCCTCGTCTTCAAATTGAATCCAGCTTATTTCATCCCCGTCTTCAATTGCGTGATGGTGTATCCACTTTGTTCCGCCTAATCGATGTGCTAAATCATTTGATTTTCCCACATACTCAATTCTTCCCTCGTTGTGCAGGAAATAGATGGCTGCAATACCCGGGATGTATATATCAAAAACGCTTCCGAACGGTGCAGGCGGATCTGGATACCGGGCTAACTCTGCGAACAATTCATGCTTTTGTAGTGGCCGCGAATCCACATAACAACGCGATGGACCCAAGCCCTCATTACTGTCTGTACTCATCTTCGAATCTCCTTTCGGGCTGGGTCATCGCCAGCGTTATGCCGATCAAGCGGTCAGCATGTAAATGACTCGTCTGTCCAATACTGGTGGCATCAGGTTGTAGCTCATTCGAAACATCGCGTCGTCGATCACGTAGAAAACCATCTCGCGTTCTTCGGTGATGATGCCAGCGTAAACCAACCACTCAAAATCCTCTGGACCGTACTCAACGAACCGTTCTTTGACGATGATTTCCTCTTTTGCAACCGCCTTGCCGTTGGGGAGCTTATACCGGCCAGATGGCTTGTCGCGTTCCATATGCGGGTTGGTTCGAACTCGAAATTCTGCAAACATCGATCCTGGTTTGTCGAACTGCCCACGGTCGAGCTTGGCTTTCACTGCTTCCCAATTTGCGGGATGACAAACTATTAACGGCATAACAATCCAATGCAACGAAGTTGCGGTTAAGGTTTACTCTCAATGGTGAATCAACGGGCCGCAACTCGTTGATTGGAAACGTTAGGTGGATTTCCAAAGATCATCGATAGACTTTTCGTCTTGGTCTATGTATCCATCGTACATGTATGACTGGTGTTCCTCTTTCGGCAATCCGTCTTCAAGAACTTCTCCAGCGGTCCAGCAATCCAAAGCAGCGTACTTGTGCATTCTCACTTTCCTTGGCGTTCTAATCAATTCTTCGGCTGTCTCGCAATCAACCGCGTTGTAGACACCGAAAACCAAGTATCCAGGGAAATCTATACCATGCTTCGGCCATCGAATTTCCAAACCGTCGCACGGACCTCCTTCAAGATACACGATGGCCACAGGCTCCAAATTCTTATCGTCTTCACTCATAAGACCACCTAACAAAAAAATGCACCGGAGTTGCCGTCCGGCTGTTTCCTCATTGACACTCACCGGCGGCAACCCGGTGATTTTGTCCGTTAAAGTTTTTGATCCGACAACTCAAAAGCCGTCGCCCAATCCGAAGCGGTCAACATTAAATAATGTTCCTCCGCAACACGATCACTGTGCCCGAACCACTCGCGGCAAGCATGGGACGCAAATTTATTGCCTGCATCGGTACGGGCTGAAGCTCGCAGATTGATCCAAAGCTTTTCCCAACCGTGAAGGTTCGCGTTCTTGATCGCGTCCAGCAACCAGCCGCGCCACGTTGTAGCCGCCGACGCCCGAGCTCTCACAAACACATAGCCAGTTTTGGTCGATAGGTTGTATTGGGTTTGCAGTTCATGGACCGCCCCGAGCATTGGGACAACGCGAGAACCTGTTTTGGTTGCTTTGGCGATCCGTAGCCGCCGGTTTTCGAAATCAATATCTTCCCAGGTCAACGCTAAGGCTTCATGCGGTATTCGAAGGCCGCAAAAACGAGCGAGGACGAAGATAGTTCTTATGTCTTGATGATCGCAACCCGCTAGAACATGCTGAGTAGTTTGGGGCGTTAGATAGAATTGTCGCTCCTTGTTCGTTGTCGCCTGGACGTTTACGCCTGCAAACGGATTCGACGTTAATAGCTTCGAGTCAACCGCCCAACCAAAGACCTGCCAAGTTCGTTCAATGACCTTCTTCGCGTGTGAGGAAGCATGGACAGCGGCGAAATCTCGTGCGAATTGTTTCGCATCTGCAACAGTTACCGTAGCCAGATCGATGTCACCGAGTTGGCTTATCGCATGTTTGCGAGCTGTTCCAAATCCCTTCAAGGTAGATTGCGAAAAGTCTGTACGGCTCGCAACGTAAGAATCCCAAGCCTTGCCGAGAGTCATTGCGACGGGTTTCGACCAATGGCAAAGCAACCCGAATTCCGAAAGCTTATCGAGTAGTTTTTGCTCGCATCGCATGAGCCAAGCAGAACTTCTCTCGTCGGGCTCCAGTCCGTTGCGGTTGCCGATCCGGATAGCTTCGATGCGGTCGCGAATAAACTCCGCTTGCGACTTCGTTACCCGCCCGAGATAGATCGACTGGCGATTTCCAGCCGTCGAAATGTAGCAGTACCAGCCGCCCCGCTTGTGCTTCGAAATGGTAGTCACGACAGCACCCCGAAAAACTTATCCACTTCGGCGCGGTGGAAAAGAATCTGCTTACCTACCAATTTTCCGCGAAGCTCGCCGCGTTCGCGCAGCCCGACAATCGTTCCCTCGCCAACGCCCATCGCATCGGCTAGTTCTTTGATTGTGTAAGCGATCTTGGAAGTGAATTTTACTTCGCTTAGCTTGTCGATGAGAACCGAAGCTAGTTCGTCAACTGGTGTTGTAACCATGTTTTGCCACCTGAGAAACGTTGAACTGGAATCGGGGTGGATACGTTCAGAACATTGACGGCTGTGGGGAAGTGTACTCGGCTGGCGAACGGAAGGCAAGCGGCAAATAATCAAACGATGTTTGTACTTTTTTCAAAGCGACAGCCCGCGACTTTTCTGGAGAATTCCTCACCTTTCAGTTTGGAACAGCAAGTGCAAGGACCAAAGGTGTCGAGCGATGCTTCAAATTGCGTAAAAGGAAAAGACTGGCCTGGAGGCTAACTAGATGGGAAACTTTGTGGAGGGTTTGGGAATGCTTTGGGATGTTTATGTGGTTGACTTTATTGAGGAGACTTGCGAGATGGTTCTAGAGTCTGTTTCGCTGGAAGAGGCGAAGGATTTTGAGTCTGTTTGGAAGGACCAGGATTCGCTAGTTGCTATTCTTCCTGGCAGCTTTTGCGTTCGTACTGTCTGACTTTGCAACTTCTTTCTGCTTTGCAAGTCGCGCTGATGGTCTGCCACCTTTAGAGGCTGGCAGCAGTCGGTTAAGTTTTATAAGCACATCTTCGCTTGTTTGCGAGATTGCTTTTGTAACGCAGTATTCATGGCATCCACGCACATTTTTGCGTTTACCAATCTCGGTAAAGCACCAAAGGCAAACGCCATCTGCAACCTTTTGGTCCCTGTCGGCAGTGCTGATCGGCTCGACCTTTGACGGGTAGAGGTTGAGCACATCGGAAACAGATGTGATTGCAAGCCGAATTCTTTCCAAGTCTGCCGTTTTGATTTGCGTGTATTCGCTCATTTTGCCCTCCTAAGAATAGTCGTCAAGAAAGTTTCTAGGAATTTTTTGAGTTCCGCAAGTCCTTACAGTCAAAAACTTTACGTTTGTTTCGAGGTGGCTTGTCGTCAATACTGTCTTGAATACTCTCTTGACGATAGTTTTGCCTGCCGATAATCTTTGGCGTATCAATCCGCATGGATGCTGTTTCATCACAAGAGGGGCGCATCATGCAAGTTGTTATCTACGTTCAGGAATTTGTCGAAATGCGCAAGGCTGCCTTAGATCGAATCACGAAATGCAAAAACGAAAACCTGTGCGTTGCTTGCATGGGTTCGTTGGAAGGTGAGAAGCGAGTCATTCGCGGCTGTCATTACCGATGCCAGCAAGCGACCTTGAAGGCAATCAAGGAAGGAAAGTTTACAGAAAAGGGACGAGTTCAGGCTGGCAAGTTTTTGCCTAAAAGCGGTGGACGACCTGTATCGAATCCAGTGTCGATGGAGGCCGCAAGCTAGTAGTTCTGCCTTCGGGATGGTTCCCCTCGTTCAAGTTCGATTCTTGAGACGGCATTGTATTCAGGGGTGGGTACGTTTTGGACGTTGGCAGCGTTGCTAGCGAATTGGAAGTCTAACAATTAAAGGTGCTGACCAAGAATTGGTCACGGAGGCACCGAGAAGGATTGATCTTTATGAAAACGATTATTGTCGATGGAGTTGAGTTTGTAGAGAAAGCAACTTATCCGAAGTGTGAGAGAGCCATTGTGTATGTTGATCGCGGTTGGATCTTTGCTGGTGATATTCGACGTGAGAATGGTCGAATCTACTTGACCCGCGCGGTTCATGTTTTTCGTTGGGAGTGCATTGGGTTCGATGGGATGGTTGCTGATCCCAAGTCGAGCAAGGTCACGTTAAAGGCTATGGATCGACCAGTTGAGATACCACAGTCGGCAGAAGTTTTTTGCATCCCCGTTGATTTAGACTGGGGCATCTAATGGAAACGACCATTAAGCCAATCTGCTACGGCTACGGCTACGGCAACGGCTACGGCACTGTTAGTAGTCTCGGATTAACAGGAGTGACAAACATATGAACACGATTGTTTCTTTGTCGCTCACCGAGGTAGCCAAAGACGACCTGCGACACGGTCAGCGGTATCTGTTAGTCGATGATTCGCATGCTCTTGTTGTGTGCGTTCGTAGCGTGGACGGTCGCAAGTTCGCAAAAGTCGAGATGTCGTACTTGGCAGCACGGGTGCAGATGAGTTTGGATATTATGCTGGATCACTTTACGACTGACTTGGCGAAGTTCTTTGAACTGCCTTCTGACAAGGAAGGTGCAGTATGAGAACTTGGAAAGTGACTGCATACACTGGCAAGAATCGTGACAAGCATCTTGGCCGCAGTTGGGTTAAGGCTGATACCGAGTCGCAAGCTGTTGAGCTTGGCAGACGGGCACTTCGAATGATTGGCGTACGAGGTAAGTTTCAGGTGTCTGCCTCTGAGTATTCGCCACTGAGGGATATGGATTTTCTGGGATACGTCCAGAAAGTTGCTGAGGTGGCACGATGAAAAACAATGACGACGAAACAGCGTTCCCTGTCGCTATCGGACAGACAGCGGCAGACATGAAAGGGCTAAGCATTCGAGATTACTTTGCTGGTCAAGTGCTAGTCGGACTCTATGCGACTGGGCACTTCAAAGCAATCGATGACACAAAACTTGCAAGGGTCGCTTACAAGCAAGCAAACGAAATGATGGAAGCCCGCAAGACACTGGGCTAAACAACACACGGACGCAACCAGCGGACGGAATCGACTAGACGATGGAGCGTCTAGGGCTGGCTTCATGGATGGGATTATTACAACGGATGGATTTTCTAAAAAGGATTTTTATATGGCGCTCGTACTTAGTCGCAAACCATTGGAACGTGTCTGGGTTGGAAACGATGTGTGCGTTGAAGTCGTTTCGATCAAAGGGAACAAAGTGAGACTGGCTTTTCACGTGCATCCATCGGTGCCGATCTTGAGAAGCGAAGTTAAGGAAGCTGACGAGAGAAAGGAACAGGGGAAGTGAGATATTACAAGATCGTCTACCGTCGCAAGATTTATAAAGGCAACGGAAGATTTATTCATAGCATGGTGACATCGTTCCAAACAAGTCGTGCGATTACATCGACCGAAGCAATGAACGACGCCTACACGAAAGCAGCTCGGCAAGTGTCGGACGATTGGAGCGTTGAGATACGCGAAGTGTGCAAGGCTGAGTTCCTGCAAATTATCCGCGACCATGACAACTTTGGTATTTGGATGTTGTCCACTGACGCTTACCAGGAAGAAAGGGACGACGCAAATGCCGACAGCTAAACATCCGAAATTGAAGGTCAAGCATTGCAAATTTATAAAACGCGATCAAGCGAAGATGATTTACGCAGCGGGTGCAAAGATCGACGACGACAGTTCCTTTGGATGCATATTGTCCAAAGGCAACGACAGTGACTTTGCCCCATCTCGCATGCCTCTACCTACAGGTGCCAGACCTGGCTCAATCGAGAAGATCGAATTGTACGCGGCTAGATTGTTACGTGGTGAAGAGTTGAATCACCCATGTGACGAACGGACTTCCGGAACCATCGACATGCACAACGCGATGATCGAGTTTGCGATGGCGGGACGCAAGGAACGAAAGGCAGAAAGCATTAAGGCGAAGAAGAAACGCAAAAAGCTATCTGCTTAACAGGCAAAACGGTTTTCGAGCGAGTTCGATTCTCGCTCTTGCCTTTGGGGTTTGTTTGTAGGTTTTGTTTTTAGGGGTTTGATTGTGTTGCATATCAACAAGGGAAAAAGGAATCGCGCGCGTCGCATTCTAATCTATGGCGAAAACGGAGTTGGAAAGTCCTCGCTTGCAGCGAAGTTTCCAAATCCTCTGTTTCTCAACATCGAAGATGGTATTGGCGATCTTGACGTTGACTCTACCGAAGTGATTCGGTCGATCACGGACTTTATGGGTTGCATGATTGGTGCCAGCGAAACGGATTACGAGACAATCGTTATCGATACGGTTGACTGGTTGGAGAAACTGATTTTTGCTGACGTAGCCCAAAAGGCAGGCAAGAAAACGATTGACGACATCGGGTTTGGCAAAGGCTACCAAGCAGTCGAACAGCAATGGAAGTCTTTGTTCGACGGTTTGTCCTATCTTTGGCAACAAGGAAGGCACATTGTCTTTACATGCCACGAGCAGATCGAGAAGTTTACGAATCCTGATGGCGACTCGTACAACTACTGGAAGCCTGCCCTCCATATCAAAGGCAGTGGTTGCGTTACCGAATGGTGCGATGAGGTGCTGTTCGTTCGGTATCGCACGCTGACGCGACAGATGGATGAGGGATTTGGCAACAAGCGATCCATTGCCATCGGTGGCAAAGAGCGAGTCATCGTCTGCAATAAGTCGGCAACCGTTGAAGCGAAGAACCGTCTTGGGATGGTGGATGAGATTTCCAGCTTCGCAGACTTGCAAAAGTATTTGCCAATCGTTTCGAAGCAAGCGGTTGCAGTTCCTGCACCAACGCAAGAAAAGCCAACTGGCAACATTGCAGGCGTCGTCAAGAACGGAACAAGTAAAGGCGAAGCCTTCGCGGTTGCTGAGCCTGTCGATTTGAGTGATTCCCCCTTTTAGTTTTGGAGTTTAGAGATGGCAAATTTATCTGGATTTGATGCAAGCAAAGTGGAGCCGAACGATTACGGAGTTATTCCTCCTGGTGATTACGAGGCTTGCATTGTCAACAGCGAAATGAAAGCGACGAAGGACGGAACCGGCCAATATTTGAATCTGGAGATTCAGATTGTCGGTGGGCAGTACCAGAATCGGAAGTTGTTCGAGAAGTTGAACCTTGTCAACAAGAACGACCAAGCGGTGACTATCGCCAAAGGAACCTTGTCGGCAATCTGTCGGGCGGTGAACGTCTTGACTCCGAACGATTCGAGTGAACTGCACAACAAGACTTTCCGCGTTGCTGTTGGCGTTCGAAAGAACGACTACAAGGGCGACATGGAAAACCATGTGAAGTCGTTCAAGCCTCGCTCGGCTGGTCCGGTTGTGGCGGCGGGCGTTTCTGTTCCTGAAACTACTAGCAAGGTACCTTGGTGATTTTATGGGATGGGAAGTATTTGTAGAACCGCAACATCGTGGAAGTGCCACAAAGTACGCGTCTGATACGGTGGTTATCAAGCATGAAAAATCTAGTGGTGGTTCAACTACATTGAGCGTTGCGTTTCGGATTGGAAGCGATGTAGTTTCTGCCATGCGATGGCAGGCGGGAGACAAAGTGACAACAGTTCGAAATGGTGACATCGTTGGAATAAAACGAGTGTCTACGAAAACTGCGATTGGCTGGACATTAACAAAGGCATCATCTGGAAAGAACCTGCGATTTAAGTGTTGCAGCAAAGAACTTTTGGAGTCGCTTCCTGTTGGTGTGATTACCAATCTTATTGTTGACGGTGACGTTCTCGTTCTTGGTGAAGTCAAGAAGGCTAAGTAAATGGATTTGCGATGGTATCAGCAAGAGGCTGTCGAGGCTGTCTACAACCACCTTTGCACGCAAGCAGGCAATCCGATTGTTTGCTTGCCGACAGGTAGCGGCAAGAGCCTCGTAATTGCAGAACTAGCACGACGCGCCATCACGGACTTTGGCGGTCGTGTCCTGGTTCTACAGCATCGAAAGGAGTTGATTTCGCAGAACGCTGACAAGGTTCGCAAACTTATCTCGATTCCTGTCGGGGAATACTCGGCAGGACTTCGGCGGTATGCAACCAAAGAGGACATCGTCCTTTGCGGTATCCAGAGCGTTTACAACAAGGCGAGCTTGTTCGACGTTCGAAACCTGATTTTGATTGACGAAGCCCATTTGTGTTCACCATCGGATGAATCGATGTACCAAACCTTTTTGAGTGATATGAGAACAATCAATCCGACGATTCGATTCGTTGGATTGACTGCAACCCCATACCGAACGGGTGAAGGTGCATTGTGCAAGGCTGATGGAGTGTTTCAGAAGTTGGTCTACAACGCACCAATCAAGCAACTCATGGAAGAGGGGTTTTTGTGCAGGGTGACAAACAAGCCAGCAGTTCACGAGGTAAACACTTCGTCGCTTCACATGAGGTATGGGGAGTTTATTACCAAGGAAGTCGATGCGTTGTTTGGTGGGATGGCGACAGCGGAAGCATGCAAGGAAGTTCTTCAGGCTTGCGTTGGCCGTCATTCGATCATGGTGTTCTGTTCTTCGGTCAAGCATGCGGAAGGTGTTGTCTCGACGCTTCGCACGCTGACCGACGACAGGGTTGAAATGGTTGAAGGTGGCACGACACCTTTGGAACGTGCTTCGATACTTGCGGGGTTCGTGTCCCAGTCGATTCGAATACTTGTGAACGTCGATGTGCTGACAACTGGCTTTGATGCTCCTTGCGTCGACGCCATCGCGATCCTGCGAGCGACTGCATCGCCAGGATTGTTTGCTCAGATCGTTGGCCGGGGACTTCGCACATATGTTTCAAAGGCTGATTGCTTGGTTTTGGACTTTGGCGAAAACATCAAACGGCATGGTCCGATCGACGCAATTGACTTTGGCAAGCCGCGATCACAAAAGGGAGAATCGCTACCAGCCGACGACGAAGGCAAAGAATGTCCAAATTGCCAGCTAGTGGTACCAAGTCGAAAGCAGTCTTGCGAGTGCGGCTTTCGGTTCTCGGTTCGAGTGCCAACACACGAAGAAAAAGCAGACACAGTGGCGCAAATCATTAGCGAGCCTGAGACGTTTCAAGTCGCTACGGTTCGCTACTACAAGCACGAGAAGGAAGGCAAGACGCCGAGTTTGCGGGTGGATTACCACCTGACTGGAGAGGGCAACCTGGAGCCGATGATTTCGGAATGGGTTTGCTTGGAGCATTCAGGATTCGCACGAAAGAAAGCAGAGGGATGGTGGGGTGCGAGGTGCGAGCTGGAACCACCTACGAGCGTTGACGATGCGTTGCATGTCGCCAGTGTGATTGCTGTTCCTCGTTCGATTACGGCGGTTCGTGAAGGTAGGTTTTGGCGAATCACTGGGGCTGAGATTGAAGAGATACCAGATTCGAGTTTGTTGGTTGTTACTGAGGAAGAGGAGATGCCATTTTGATAATGCCTTGGGGTAAGCACAAAGGTATTCACATTCGCTCAGTTCCATTGAGCTACTTGGCCTGGCTGCTTGAATCAGGAAGTATTGATTCTTCATTTAGGGTTTGTTTGGCGGTTGAGATACGCAGAAGAATGAACGAAATATCACCAGAGCTCAACAGCAAAAGCTCCATAAGAAAAGACCTGTCCGAAATAGTCAGGAGGCTGTCAGTTGCGTGCCATCCTGATTTGGGCGGATCTCAAACCGCAATGAAAATAGTAAACGAATTGAGAGAGGCAGTAAATTGAAAAAACGAACTACAAAAACAAGCGACCGATTCGAATGGGATGAGTTTTTCCAAAATGCAAAATTCGAAGAAGTAATGGATTTGCAGTTCAGGGAGCGAAGGCGATGGATATCCTGTTTTTCTCCATGCAGAAGATGGTTTTTTTATCTTCTCAGGACATAGACATTGATACGGAAGGGACAGATGCAGGATTTGTCCGGTCGTTGATCGTCTCTATACAAGAGGACATTGATCAAATGATGAAAAAGCGAACTGGAGATGATCTCTGTTTAAAAACAATGCGAATTGCATCTTTGCTTATCGACAAAACCTTTCTTGAAAGCTTGTTGTGCGACATAACGGACGATTCTTTTCACGTCTGAAATCAAATAAAAAATCACGGAAGTTCAAATGATACCAACAGAATTGACCCAGCGGCGCCAGTGGATAACATGGAAGTACTTGTCAGACGGCGCCAAATTCCCAAACGGGAAAAGTAACGATCCAGACTCCTGGTGCCACTTTCACGAAATCGAAGAGTTCGACAAGATCGCGTTCGTGTTCTCCGAGAACGATCCGTATTGCGGAATTGATTTGGACGACTGCATTGTTGACGGTGAGGTTGTAGAGTGGGCCGAATCCATTCTTAGCAAGTTTCGCGGGGTTGCTTACGCTGAGTTTTCACCCAGCGGAACCGGAATCAAGTTGATAACTCGAGCTCGAAAGGCAGAAGGAAGCCGATGCAACAACAACAAAGGCGTTGAGTGCTATGACAATCGGCGGTTTTGGACAATCACTCGAGATCCTGTTCCAGGGTTCGAGTCGATTGGTGATGGGCAGAGCTCAGTCGATTGGTTGATTGAAACCCACCTGAAAAAAACACAGGAGGAACCAGCTACCACCACTCGAGCTTACGTTCGAGTCGAAGGGAACGGGCTTCGCAATCGAGCTCAGGACTACGTTGACAACTGCGACCAGGCGCACGAAGGCTCGAGGAATCAAGCTGCCTTCAGCATTGCCGGCCATCTTCGTTCGATAGTCGAGGATGGAAACAGGCTGAGCGATTCGGACGTTTTGGAGCTCGTTAGCGTTTGGAACAGTCGAAACGCGAATCCCCTGCCCGAAAGTGAAATCAAACGGGTGGTTGACTCGAGCGGGAAAAACGGAACACCACGGCAGGACAAGGAGCCGCAAATAATCGTTAGGGACGACAGCGACGTTGACTTGACGAACTTCATGCGGAACTTTCGTTGTGACGATTCGCCAACTGTCAACCAAACTCCTGTCGATCCAGGTCCGTTTCCAAAAGACTGCCTCGAGCCTCTTGGGTTTATTGGTGAAGTCGCACGGTACACGCTAGCTACTTCGGATGAACCGCAACCGATCCTGGCACTTGGCGGGGCGATGTGTTTGCTTTCGGCGTTGACGGGAAGGAAGATCCGAAACAAGCGAGACAACCGCACAAACATTTTCGTTCTGGCTCTGGCGCCGAGTGGAGCCGGCAAGGACAGACCGAGAAAAGTCAACATGGACATTCTTCGCAGGATTGGACATCCCGAATACATCGGCGCCAACTCGCTTGGAAGCGGGCACGGAATCGAGTCTCAGCTTAAGCTCCATCCAAGTAAGGTTTTCCACCTGGACGAGCTCGGGGACTTGCTGAAAGCGATCAAGAAAGAGCGAGGGGGCGGGCACAAGGAAGGAGTTCTCGAAAAGATCAAGATGCTGATGACGAGTTCTCATCAGCTCTATTCCAATTCAGCGACTTCCGAAAGCAAGTTCTTCTTCACTATCGATCAGCCTCACCTGGTTATCTTCGGAACAGCAACACCAGAAAAGTTCTGGAACAACCTTTCCACTGATTCTATCGAGGATGGTTTCATGGGTCGCGTCCTTCCTCTCGAGGTTGCTGGCTACAGCGACACACAAGAACCGGCCACAATGGAGATTCCTGAAAGGATTCTTGAGCAGGCTAAAGCGTGGGTGCAGTTTAGCGCGGGTGGCGGGAACCTGTCGAACGAGAATCCAGTTCCAGTTGTTTATGAAATGTCACCAGACGCAACCGACAGGCACAATAGCTACTGCCGAGAGATTGACCGAAAGATTCCAAAGGACGGGAGCCACAAGCCAACAGACGGGCTCTGGAAGCGAGCTCGAGGGCGAGCGGCTACTTTGGCGCTCTTGTTTGCTGGGTCACGTTGTGGGCCAAGTCAAAGCGGTACGATCGAACTTATTGATGTGAACCTTGCGATCAAGATCACCAACTGGATCACTAGAAGGACGATCTACAAAATATCGACGCAAGTTAGTGAAAACTTGTTCGAAGCCAATTGCAACAGGATGCTGGAACTGATAAAACGACATGGTGAGTGCGACCGCACGAAGCTATCTCAAATCGCACGTTGGCTCAAGCCAAAAGAACGCCGCGAAGTTCTCGAGCAACTCTTGGAGCACAATACAGTTATTCAGCTAGAAGAAAAAACAGGCACGAAAATTCGTGTGATTTTCAAGGCGAAATCGAATAACTGTAATAACTGAATAACTGTCATAGGGTGGGAGTACGCACGTAATGACCGAAGGAAAAGACACCCCCATACAGTTATTCAGTTATTACAGTTATTTAATTATATCAATGATTTATATGGTAATTACTACTGAGTACTACCTAGGAAACTGTCAATAACTGTAAAAAAGTGAGGCACCCCCCCCAAATGGCAAATAAGAAAGGCTACTATGGAACCGCTAGAATCCTTGACGCTGACAATACCAGGCAAGTTACCAACCTGGAACGCACTACTGGCGATGAATCGATTTCAAAGGGCAAAGGTCCGGCATTCGATACACCAGTTAGTATTCGAGTCCATTCGTACCGATGCCGTTTGTGTGACGTTGACGGAATTTCATCCAAGGCCCTTATCGATGGTTTGGTGCTTACCAACATCATTGCCGACGACTCAACGAAAGAAGTTGTCGAAGTCACCTACGCGCAAACGAAGGTTAAAAACAGGTCGGACGAAAAAGTCGTCGTGACGGTGGTTAGGGTTCGAACGTTAAAGGCGAACAAATGGCAACAATCGAAGACCTGAGAAAATACCAAGCAGAACTGAAATCCAAGTTTGGTTCTGATACCAACGTGGCTTATGCAAACGTAAGCATGACACAGCTATCGATTGCAAGGCATTACGGCAGTGCAAACATCCAAGGCAAACACTACATTTACAACCCAGTCGATGACTCGCTGATCCGTGAGGACGTGTCGAAGTGGGTGGCGAAGCGGAAGAAACGAAAGGAGTAATCATGGACAAGCAAGAATTTATCGAAGCCTTAGAAAAAAAGCTGGAGCCAGTGTTTAACTGCACTTCATGCGGGAAACCATTCACCCAGCACGACGGCATCATTCGAACGTGTGAAAAGTTACAGGGAGTGCAAGCGGAACTTGACGCTGTAAAATTGTGCCCTGCTGATTTTTTCGGCCAAGCGATTTCTTTGCAGTTGGCAATCAAAGAGATTAACAACGAGCTTACGGTGGATATTTGCAAGAACTGCCCACGGTTGGTGCTGATGGTTTTTTTCGACCTGGAACGGCAAGCGGAAGAGATCGTTGAGGCGATGAAGGCGAAGTCGTAACAAAAACCCTTTTGTTTTTGTTACGAAGAATCCCCCCATCACGAACGGAAATAAAGATGGACCAGATAGAAGAATGCAGAATGTACAACTTAAAAGAGGTTTGCAAGATACTTGGGCCTCATGCAAACACGATCGTAAAATGGTCGAAAGAGGGCAAGTTTCCTATTCCTAAAAAGACTGGAGTGAAAACTTATTGGTGGTTCGGCTGGCAGTTGCGAGAGTGGATTAAGGAACAACCACCCACAAGCACCCACAAGTGACGGAATCTTTACGCTGACGGAATCCCTAGCGTTGGTAGGGTTGTGCAAACAACTCGCTGCACAGGGGGATTACCGTGGGTATCAAGTCGGCTGGCAGATTGCACGCAGAGGAACTTTGCAAGAAGTATCCTGACCATTCGAACATCGGTTTAGCGAAAAAGCTGAGGGTAGATTATCCAGAATGCTTTTTCAGTGTCGAGCGTGCTAGAAGCATGGTTCGAGAAATTCGCGGCGTGAATGGCAAGCGAGATAGGAAGCTAGCCACACAGCCTAGGGCAAAAGGTAAGGCTGGGCAAGTTCCCAAGATGCCTCCTAGCTTGGCTGAGCCTTGGTTGCCATTCGATTTAGGAAGCGGGATTCGGGTGGGTTCTATATCGGATGTTCATATTCCATACCACCACGAAAGAGCACTTGAGGCTGCGGTTACTGATCTTAAGAAACGCAACCTGGATGTGCTGCTAATCAATGGGGATTTTTCGGATTTCTACCGTATTTCCCGCTGGCAAAAAGACCCGAAAAAACGAAAACTCAGCGAAGAACGAAAGCTAGTTATTGAAGGGTTGGCGTGGTTGCGGTATGAGTTTGGCAAGAAACGCATTGTCTACAAGCTTGGGAACCATGAAGAAAGATGGAACCATTTCATTTGGAACCAGTGTCCAGAGATTTACGACCTTCCCCAAATGCAGATTGAATCGCTGTTGGAGTTCGAGAAGTACGGGATTGAACTGGTTGAGGATCAGCGTCCAGTGTTGGCGGGCAAGTTGCCAATCTTCCACGGGCATGAATTGCCAAAAGGTTTAACTAACCCAGTGAACCAGGCGCGCGGGGCTTTTCTGCGAACGAACGATTCGACGTTGACAGCTCACGGCCATCAAACGTCTAGCCAGCCGCATCCAACATGGGACAAGAAAGAAGCGTTTTCTTGGTCGCAGGGATGCTTGTGCGAAATGCATCCGGCTTTTGCTCGGATAAATAAATGGAACCTTGGACACGCATTCATCGAAGTGTACCAAGATGGCAGCTACGACGTTTCGAACATGCGGATTACCGAAGGCGGAAAGGTTCGATCCTCATGATTCGCAAAGGCGACATCGTTCAGCTTTCATTCCGCGATCATGCCGAAGGTACGGACCATTTTGAGTTTACGACTTATGGACGAGTCATGTCGCAAACCAAGCTGGCAATCGTGGTTTGCTGCTGGCAGTACGCAGACACCAAGAAGCCAGTCTGCGCGGAAGATGCCAATGTGATTGTGCATACGATCTTGAAGTCAACGATCACCAAGATTCAGAAGTTGGTGCTGGCATGACACAACCACCCACAATCAGCCACAAGCAAGCGAGACAGCCGATTAGCCAGTAACCCCCAAAGGATAGTCTTACAGTCAACTGAGTATCCAGTATTCACTGCGGAGTAAATTCCATGCCACCGATTATCAAGACTCTCATCACCTCACGACGATTTTGGGCGGCTGCGGCGGTTATCGCTGTGCCAGTGTTGAATGAGAAGTTTGGCTGGGGGCTTTCAGAGGAAGTGTTTGTCACTTCTGCAATTGCTGTTGTCGGTTGGATTCTTGGTGAATCGCTGAGAAGTAGCGAACAGGTTTCGACCGTCAAGGTTGTTGAGGTTGTTCGCTCGAAAGACGATACCAATGTTACGGCGGCGTAAGTTGCTTCCCAGACTTGGCGCAGCAGCTTATGAAGTTGCCCGTCAATCATGGATCAAATCAAACGGTCGCGGTGACGATGCGCGATTGATTTTCGAGTCGAACGAGCGTCTGCAAAAGTTTTCACCGTTGACAATTTTGGCAATGCTTCAGTTTGCATTATGGCTTTGGGATCGATGGCACAAGAACGGCAACTACGAGCCTAGCGTTGTCATGGGTTCAGAAGAACTTCAATGGATCGGAAACGACGACGATGAGTGAGACAAAGCAAGTCAATTGGCTACCCTGGATCGCTGTTGCTGCACTTAGCCACATGCTTTGGACCACCGACCGTGCGCCAATTGATCCGGTTGTTCCAGTGCCTGTCTTGGCATCTCCAAGCAAGACACTTGACGCCTGCTATCTTGCAGACAGGTCAAGCAAGCTCGATGTTCTGAAATCAGTTGCGGCGATGGAGGAAGCCACGGACGAACAAAGGTTGAAGCAGTTCAACGACCTGAGTGCATCAAATCGAGTTAAGGACTTTCAGCCTTACATTGACATCGTTTCGGTCGCGTTGGTCGAAGATAGACTTGGCGAACTTATTTCCAAACTCCAAGCAAAGAAATAGTTTAGCAAATGAGCGAATCAGGTTATTTGATCGAGCAAGAGGATAAAGACTTCCTAGCTTCGTTGCCAGTGATGTCACTGGAATCAGCCTTATCCTACAACGGCTACCAAGAGATTCGCCTTGACCCTCGCAAGCTAATCCGGATCGAGAACCAGGCTTCTCAGGGATCGTGTGCTGGTCATTCGCTTTCGTCGATTCTCGAATGGTGCTACACGGTTGCAACTGGTGGCGAGATCATTCAGTACTCTCGTGCTATGGCCTATTACGAGGCACAACGCATCAGCGGCATTCGCGGCGACAGTGGAAGCACAATCTCGGCTGGAGTTAAGTTGGGAATGGGAACAGGGCTTTGCATCGAGGAGCTTTGGAAGTATCCAGCCAGATATGACAATTCAAGACCTGCGAACTATCAAGCAGTTTTAGACAACGCAAGCAAGCACAAAGTCGGATCAGCAACCAAGATCACCACCTACGAAAGCTATCGCGTTTTTCTTGGTGCTGGTTTGGGTGGTGTTCACAATGGCATTGCTTGGGGCAACGGAATGAACCGGGCAGTTGTCGAAAGCTTTTCCCCAGGAGGTGGAGGTCATGCCATAGCGGGTTTGTGCCTTAGTGAACGAACTGATACGCAGGGTCGCCCGTATGTGTGGATTGCCAACTCCTGGGGTTTGCAGTTTGGTTCGAGAGATGTTCTAGGTTGGCAAGAGTGGAGTCCTAACGCAATCAGCCAAATGCTGCGTCACCAATGGACTGAGATGGTTGGATTGTCTGATATGGCAGTTCCGAAACCTCGCAAATTCAGCGTGGACGAATGGAAAGAAAGGCTGAGGTCATGAAACAAATGCCATTTGTCCTTCTAGTTGTTGGTGCGGCCGCATTGCTTGGACTTAACCACGAGTACCAGGCAATCAAAGCACGACTCGCAATCACACAAGCCAAAGTTGACGCACTCGCAGACGAAACAAACGCAACGGTCGAGATACTTGGTGCGGCGATTCAAGACCTGCGAGACGTTTTTGCGAAGTTATCGTCTGACGATAAACCATCTTTAGATCAGTATAAACCAACAATCAAGCCTCGCATTGTCATGCATTCGGGTGAAGGTTGTGCGCCTTGCGAAAAATGGAAAAAAGAAGCGAAGCAAGTCTGGGAAGATATTGGCTGGCAGGTCGATGTGGTTGAAGAAACGCAATCAACCCGCTTCTGGCCTTGGTTTGAAGTCTACGATTCAGACGGTAAGTATTTTGAAGTGGATGGTGCATTGACTAAAGACTCATTCGAGAAAGCCAAGCAAGCGAAATGAGCAGCGAAGCAAACGGTCTTACAGGGTGGGTACTAGCAGGCATAGGAGCTATCGTGTCAACACTTTTGACTGGCGTTGTAACGTTGTTTCGCATGCGAGAAAGCGAGAACACAGCAGCGATTGCGAAGCTGGAGAAAAGCCTGTCTGAAGTCAGCAGCAAGGCGGACAAGTGCGAAGAGGATCGTCACGTTTTGTTTACGTCTTGCGAAGTGTTGAAAATCAAGTTGGAAGTGCTTGAAAAGCGTATCAGTTCCATCGATACCAACGGGACAGACTTTGCACGAAAGCACGAGGGCAACCGATGAGTGCAGCAGTACGAAACCTATACATCGAACAGGGTGCAGACTGGGCTGAAGACTTCCAAATCTTGGACGAGAACGGAGTTGCTGACGACCTGACCGGATGCACCATCGAAGGTAAAGCACGAGACGGCGAGTTACGCACTTCAGCCGTTGTTTTTTCGTTTACATTCGTGGTCAATACGAGTGAAGACAGGATCTACGTTACAGTTCCTAAAGCCACAACGACAGCCATTACAACGCTTGGAGCAAAGCCAACCGACAAAGCATCGACGTACTACTATGACTACGAGTTAACTCGGCCTGGTGGACTGACTGAACGCATCCAAGAGGGCAAAGTGCTGATGAGTCGGGAGATTACTCGATCATGACATCGTACACATTACAGGTACAACCTCGTGCTAGCTACACAATCGAGTATTCGAACGAACGAGGGCCACAGGGACCAACCGGCCCTGCTGGTGCAACAACCACAGACGCTAGTTTGCTTGTCTCCGGCACTTTAGCAGACGCTCGATTGTCGTCGAATGTTTTGCTAGTTTCTGGCAACCTTGCGGGTCTTGCAAGTGCAGCAACTTCAAGGACGAATCTAGGGCTAGGTACTGGTGACAGTCCTTCATTCGTTGGCTTGACCGTCACCGGCACAGGCACGCTCCAACTCCCCAGCGGCACAACCGCCCAACGTGTGGCATCGCAGGGGATTCGGTGGAACACGACAGATAGTAGGCATGAGTTTTACACGGGATCGACTTGGTACAACCATGCTCGATTGACAGGCGATACGTTTACGGGCGCAGTTGGAGTATCAGCCAACGGCGCAGCTTCAGCACCAGCAACAACACTTACCGGGACTTGGTTCACTGGTGGCACAGCAACCACCACAAAGCCACAATTGCTCGTTGAGCCAACTGGCACAACTTCGACAAACTGGAGCACAAGCGGAACCGGATTGGGGATTAACGCAGCGAGTGGGTTTGGTGGCGACCTGATAAACGCGCAAATTGCAAGCTCAAATATATTTCGAGTATCTAGCGGAAGTGTAGTAAGTGCGTCTTTCTTTCGAGACTCCGGCAACCAAGCTAATTACTTCGGCGGGGGCATCAACGCACGCAATACTTGGCTTGTCGCGTATTCAAACGACGGAACAGATTTTGGTACGAAAGATTTATCTTACAGCCGTAATGCCGCTGGTGTGTTACAAATTGGCAACGGTACTGCTAACGCTTCTGGAAGCCTACTGCTGACCAACCTAACAGCTTCGGGCAACCTAATTTGCTCGACAGTCGGCATGGGGTTGCAGGTAAAGACAGGCACAGGAGCAAAAGCAGGCAACGCAACTTTAGTAGCCGGTACTGTTACAGTTACCAACACAACGGTTACAGCTAACACGGTAATTTATTTAACTCGTAAGACTGCTAGTGGAACAATCGGTACATCCCTTTCGTACACGGTGTCGGCTGGAGCGTCATTCACAATCAACTCACAATCAATACTAGAAACCAGCGTGATTAGTTACTTTCTGGTAGAGGTAAACCCATAATGACAAATGAAGATTTTCTGTTATCTCTCAACAATGCACAGCAAGCACACTTCAATAGCTGGATGCAGTCGATTCGTGCTGAATACCAAGCTCAGTACAATACCAATTCTGCGAATTTAGTTGCTGCAAAAGCAGAACAGATCCAAGCACTAGAAACGGCACTAGCTACCAAGACGACCGAGCTTGCAACGGTCCAATCAGACTTGTCGGTCAAAACAACCGAACTTGCTGCTTCGAGTGACGCATTGACTCTTGTAAACACTAGCTTGGAGACAGCAAACAATTTGATTGGTGCAGAAAAAGCAAAAGTAGCTGCACTAGAAATAGAAGTTACTAAGCTAACTGCAATTCGTCAGTACAACCACCGCTGGACTACACCAGACTACTTTATCAATCGATTTACTGCTCACGAAGCAAAAGCATTCTATTCTTCTAATGATCCAATAATCGTTGGTGGAAGAAAACTGCTTGAAGAATATGAGCAAGCTGATCCACCCTACCACGTTGACCTCGACGATGCTCAAGTCCAAGGCTTGACAGGATACATGGTTCAACTAGGTATGATGACGATGGAACGGAGAACTCAAGTGCTGAGCGATGTATCGGCACAGGAGGCATTCTACCCACAATGAACACTGTCCTCGTCGCAATTAGTTGTTTGTGTAATGCTTTGCTGCTTGGGAAGCGTTACGAGATGCTGTCCAGTCGATCCTACCGATGCAATTGGCTTGCAATGATTGCGATACTTGATACAATGTTTGGCAAAGGGCACTGCCAGCAGTGTTATCAATTTGAACTAGATCATTTCGATGGAATCCAGGACTAGCCCACAAAAACTATGAACATTTCAGACCTATCCGCTACTGAACTCGAAGCCCTTGCTTTCCGCCAAATTTGTGCAAGGGACCAAGCCAACCAAAATCTACAAGTCATCGTAGATGAACTTGCTAAGCGGTCTAAGGCCGCTCCAGAATCCACAACACCGGAATCGCCGGAAACACCTGATGCCGTCCAAACTAGCCTTTGACATAGGTGCCAACGTAGGCACCAAAACCCAGGAACTCCTAGCCGCTGGCTACGATCAAGTAGTAGCGGTGGAACCGCTCTGTGAGAACAAGTATCCAGCGGACCCAAGAGTGATTTGGGTCAAATCGCTGGTTTCTAATTCGACAGAACCTAGGCAGATATTCCCCGCAGGAACCGTATCCACAGTTGAGCGGGACTTTATGGAAGGTAGATTCAAGGGCTTCACATGGGGTTCCCCCATCACTTGCCAAGCAACTACAATCTCGAATCTGATTGACGCTTACGGCGTTCCAGATTACATCAAGACTGATGTAGAGGGCCATGAGCTTAGCGTATTGCAAGGTATACCTAGCCCCAGTCTAGTGCCTCTTATATCGTTTGAGTGGTGTTCTGAGTTCAAATCCGGTGCCCTAGCGTGCGTTTCGCACTTGGGGGCCTTGGGCTATCGGCAATTTGCTGTACAATTGGGCGATGAGGGCGTTAGCCCTCCCGAGCAATTGTACGATGTGGCTGGTGTGGCTGAGCATCTAGGCAATCTTTGCAATGAATACAAGCTACCTTGGGGTCAAATTTGGACAGCTTTAACACCGATTTGATATGGCAAGCCTATCGGCTTGTCCTACGTTATGGGCTATCAGATCCAAAGCCAATCTACACCGAACTCGGAATATCCGAGTCTCAATTTACTGAGCTACAGAAAACTAAACCCAGTTTCCAAAAAGCTATTGCAGCCGCCGAAGCCGATAGGCTTCCTGCTGTATTTGCCGACTTGTCTGATGAATCCAAACAGTTGTGGGCCACCCTAACCGACCGCGAAGCGTTCCTCGATGCCAAGCAAGCCGCCTTGCTCGCCGTAAGCGAGGGGGGAAAGCGAGAGCAACAGAAGCTATTGATCTACGGGCTAGTTGAATCACATTTCGATGTCAATTCGGCCCTCAAGGCCCTCAAGATTCCACTGAAAACCTTCCGCAATTGGGTCGCGGACGACCCCGAGTTTGCGGAAATGATTTCCGAAGTCCAGGACCAGAAGAAACAGTTCATAGAATCGAGATTGTTTAAGCTGATTGCTATGGGCTCGGAACGAGCCACTATCTTCGGTGCAGAACGCTTGTTGAAAGAGTACAGTGCTAAGGTAGAACACACGGGGCAAATAGACCACAACCATCAGCACAATACAGGGCTTGACCTGTCCAAGTTGCCGGTAGAAGTCCGATCCCAGATATTCGAGATTCTAGCTTCCAGCAACCTAATCGACCAAGACGGACTACTAGCCCCGACCCCCACCGCGTTAGACGCGGTAGAGGTCAAGAGGCTGACATAGTTTGCATTTGCTAGTTGTTACAGAATCTCAATCTCGTTGATTTCAAAGCCGCCGTGAATGTTCTGTTCGACTAGATAGTGTCTCCAGTCTACTTTGCACACAAACTTGGCATTGTCCTCTAGTGCTTCCTTGAGGGCGTTACACGCCTTGACGTGTTCATCAGCCGCCGCACGAAAGGCGGCATCTGCCCGCAAATAGCGGCCAATAGCGAGCGATTGCTCGATCCGTACATCGAGCCCCTTTTGCTCGTTGCTAGGTCTGGGTTCTTTCGCCGGTGCGTCCGATGGGACGTTGGGTGTTTGGTTCTCTAGTTCCATTTTGCTCGTTCCTTTGATTTTCTCTGTAGTCTACGTTCTCTCTTGATCTCTAAACGACGTTGTTTAGGTATCTTGTTCTCTTTGTCGTTGTGGATCACTGTAACGATCATTGCCGTAGCAATCCCAATCCGCTTACAGACCCAAATGTACAGGAATTCCTTGACGTGGAACTCCTGCCCAATGTCTACCCGCTCTATTTGTCGCATAATGCGATCCTTGGGCGGGTTCCCCGCCTCTCGCTCTATAGCACGCGATACCGCGTGTTCGGACCAGACTACAACACACGGTAGCATGGTTAGCGGATCTTTCCAAGTGCGAGGATACAAAGTAGTAGAATGATTCCGATTGACATGATTGTTTGCTTTCGTT